ATTACATCTCTGATCAAGAGAAAAAAGCAAAACAAATGAGCTATGTAAAAGATCTTAAACAAGAAGTAGAGATCAATGGCACAGGTACACATAAATATAGAATTAAATATGGACCAAACAAAGGTAAGGTAACAAGATGATCGAGCACATTGTAGCCCTTCTAATGTTTGTAGGACCTGATATCAAAGAGCATCGTATTCAGGAGTCGATGTCTGTTTGTTTGAAGCACCGTAGAGAAGCTACTCGAGTCCCTGCACCTAATGTGCAATATAAATGCATTAAATCTAAAGCAGAGTTAGAAAAAAATATAGATGGATCTTACTCTATAAAATCTTTAATACTACAGTAATGGAACCAATCTGTTATATATTTATAGTGTTGTGGTTGATGGGGATATCTCAGTAATGGAGCCATTTTTTCCTATAAATACTTTAATAGCTTTTGTGTTGCTTTGTGTTGTAATATATGTAGGGTTAAACGATAATAATAAATTATGAAATTAACAGCTAACATAACCTTGGACGAGCTTACCAAAAGCCAGATAGCAGAGCGTAAGGGGATTAATAATAATCCTAATCCTGCGCAAATAGAGAATCTTAAAGCATTGGCTACAAATGTATTACAGCCAATTAGATCACACTTTGACAAACCATTAATTATATCGTCAGGATTCCGTTGTGCCCAGCTTTGTGTAGAGATTGGTAGCAGTGTAAACAGCCAACACGTGGCAGATGACAGTGCAGCTGCAGCTGACTTTGAAATACCAGGTGTAGACAACAAAGAATTAGCAAAGTACATTAGATCAGAACTTGATTATGACCAGCTCATATTAGAATTTTACCGTGACGGCGAACCGACTTCGGGCTGGATTCATTGTAGTTATTCAACAAATCAAAATAGAAACCAGTCCTTACGTGCACAAAGAGTGGACGGGAAAGTCACATACACACCGTGGCTAGAATAGGTGAGCTCACATCACAGATTGTGACAGGAAAATGTCCAGAGTGTGAAACAGATACAATACTTGTAAGTTTTGAACCACATTATTTTAGATGTGTAAACTGTGGTGCAGATCTAGAACAGAAAGTAAATGGTGTTATAAAATACGTCATTGCAGATAAAGAAACAAATTTAAAAATTAGAAATTTAGACGAAAACCAAGATGGCTAAGAAAGGTAATTTTTTAAACAAAGCCGTACACGAACCCATACATCATAAAACTTCGATTGGACGTAGACCCAGTCTACAAAAAATGAACAAATATAAAAGACGCACGTTTAAGTTGTACAAAGGTCAAGGTCGTTAATTTATTCACAAAATTTTTATTTTAAGTATTGACATCTATCTTATAATATCCTATATATTCCTTACGCTATTCTGTGGCTGAAAAACTCTCGGGCCACCGAGGGGTAAGGCACAAACTTGGTGAATTATGGGTTAATACCCGAGGACACCAAGAGCGGTTCATTCTAGTATCCTTTTCAACTGGATAGTTGGATCGGTGGCAGAACCTAGGGTGATCCAGAGCAGTCTCTGCGTTTGCAAGCGTAGAGCACCTGTTGAGAAATCGACAGGCCAAAAAAATCTCTGGCAGAATAGTTTTGAGAAAGATATAAAACTAAAATGTTTGAAAAAATAACAATGATAACTCTGTTATATCTAACGCCGATGGGCGATATTAAACAACACAGTTTTGAAATACCCTCAAAAGTAAGTTGTGAGTCTTGGTATACACACAATGTAAAAGTGCACGAAAGAAAAAAGAGAAAAATGTTTAGTAGTCTTTATTATCACGAGTATGATGGTAAACAAGTTATCGGATATGTGTGCTCTGATAACGTCCCACAATAATTAAATATCTGATTGTGGGTAGCATTTAAAATTAACTACAAGTTTATTATCGTTTACAGAATCAATATCTAATTCTTGTAACACACCAAGCGCATTAAGATAACCTGCGGTTGCACAATCATAATGGCTATCGTAGACTGGTCGCACATCACTAGGAGGCAAACAAGTCTGAAATGTGGCAGAACATATGGTCATAACTAACATAAACTTCACTTGACATCTCCTTTGACTATCCTATATAATGAGTCAAGAACAAAAGGAAAGAAATGACTGATATAACAAAATATAGAAACGTGTCTTTACCACATTCTGTTTATAACAATTTGATTAAGATATCAAAAGTTAAAGTGGATGGAGCGACATTATCTATTAGTAAAACAATTGAGGTTCTTACCAACCTTGAGTTAAAAAAATTAAATGGTAAGATTAAGAAGGAGAAAGACTAATGTTAGAACTAACACCAGAACAAAGAAAAGATCTTATCGATTATATGGCAAGAAGACCGTATGCAGAAGTATACGCTTTGATGGCTATGTTGATGAATCTAAAACCTGTAAATAAAGATGATGTCAAAAGCAAAAAAGATCTGTCCTAGATGTATGGGTAATGGATACTTCAAGGTTACGGAGAGTCCAGAGTTTAAGAGAGATGTTATTGTTCAGTGTCCAATGTGTAACTCGGAAGGAGAAATAGATGAAAACCCTAGCTATGATTATAGCGGTGTTGATCTTAACAAGCTGCAGTAAAACTATGGACCCAGGAGATTTGTTAGATCCTACATCTACAATCGTTAAACAACTTCTTACAGGAGGAAAGAAAAAATGAAGATAATAAATACGATATTAATCGCTTTGCTACTTACAAGCTGCACATACCGAGTGCAATTTGGTAAAGCGTGCACGCCTGGTAACAGTGAATGGAGCTATGTGTGGTTAAAAGAAAAAGGTGAAGTAAACATATCAAGAGAGAACTGTACAAAAAAGTAGAAAGGAAATATGAAACGTAAAAAAATGAAACCGTCAAGAGTCTTAGAAATAGGTAATATATTTCAAAGATTTATGGATAAGCATAAGACTTTAAATCATACTGGATCAGGATTTTTTATAAATGCTCTAAACGAACCTGAAAGAGATTTAGAGATTAATTATAAAAATAAAGATTACCTTATAACAATAAGTGAGGTGTCTAAAATATGAAACGTAAAACACTAACAATAACATTTAAAAATTGTCGTGATGATATTGCTAAAACTTTTATGATTGATACCAAACAAAATATCAAGAAGTATATAAGCTGTAACAGAACAGACTTTAAGAAAAGAAAATCTGATATAACAATAAGGGGGGCCATTGAAACACAAGACTATGTCACAAATGAATAAGGAAAGAGATATGAAACCTATGACTAAAGAAGAAGAGTATAGGAACGCTGATGTCCCGATGCCCAAAAAACCTGAGCCAACTCTTGCAGATTTAAAAGCTCTACAAGATGCTGGTGTAGATTATGCTGACTTTTTAAAAATATTTTTTAAAGGTAAAGACAATGATGAGCGATAAAGATTGTAAAGATCTAGAAAAAACTTTGGATAATTTACGTGGTCCTAATGATCTAGAAGAAAAAATACGTGTATCAGAGTTTAGAAACGCGAAGCTACATCAACATAACGAAAAGATAGAACGTGAGATACTAGAGCTTAGACAAGAAATAAAAAGGCTAGAGAAAGAAGTTGCGTTTTATGCTAAAGATCAGTTTAGAAATCAAGGAGATATGTGACTACCATACCAGATGCAATTACCAAACTTAGAATGATTCTAAAGAGGATGATTGATAAACCTTTGTCTTGGATGGAAACCATCGGTAGTAAGATGAGTGTTTATGCCTGGCAGAAGCGTTGGGGCAACAGGCAAAAAGGGACAGGATACAGGGAGCCAAACGACGACTGTTAATAATGCCATCCAAACTTCCTCTAGATCGTAAACATTTGAATGTATTGTGGAATCACTTTGCAAAGCCCTCGTATCGAAAGAGACGCCCCCACACCTATAGACAGTGTATCGTTGATAAGCAACAGTATTTTCAACTGTATATGAACCAGATTATTTTTATGAAAGAGAAATATCCTGACACAGACGGCAAACTTTGTATGTATTGTGAGCAGCCAATGACTTTTATTTCTGCCAGAGAAAAAACTCGTGCACAAAAAAGAATGAAGCTTCCTAAAAAAATTCAACGTGTGCATATCAATACGAATATGTCTATTGACCGACTAAACCCTTTGCGTCCATATGAGAAAGGTAATATTGTATTTTGCTGTGCAGGTTGCAATAAAAGAAAAAATGCTGTAACTCCAGCAGACGTGTTAAATATAATGAAAGTTTATGAAGAAATGGAAAGACTAACCGATAGAAGTATATGAGTTGGAGAAAGATAATTGTAAGACTTAGAATGTGGTACGCGGATATAAGAGGTCATCACGGTAAACGATGGGACTATGAACCAGGCGACTGGTATATGGGCCGACACCGAAAGCGTAAATGAAGTGGAATAAACTTTATCACTACCCGCCTTCGAGTCGTAGTACAACAGATGGTATCCGAACCTATGATGTAGGTAAAGAAAAGTTACCAAGTGTTACAACCATTTTACAAGCCACCCAGTCCGAAGAAAAGAAACGAAAGTTAGCTGAATGGCGAGCAAAAAAAGGCAAGATTGAGGCAGATAGAATCAAGGAACAATCAGCGTCCAGAGGTTCTAATATGCATTTACATTTAGAGAAGTTCATTTTGGGTCAAGGACATTTGGACCTAACACCAGAGGGTAAGACCGCTAAAAGTATGGCTCAGACCGTCATAGACAAAGGTTTAGGCGATTTACAAGAGGTATGGGGCTCCGAGGTTACGTTATGGTATCCAGGCCTTTATGCGGGCGCTACAGATCTCGTTGGTGTGTATGATTATGAAGAGAGTATTGTGGACTTTAAACAATCGAACAAGCCAAAGCGTAAAGAATGGATCGAAGATTATTTCTTACAGTTGGCAGCGTACGCGATGGCACATAACCAGATCTATGATACAGGGATCAGGCAAGGTGTTATTTTAATGTGTACACCCGATAACTACTTTCAAAAGTTTCAAATAAAAGGTAAAGATTTTAAAAACTGTATGTATAAATTTTTAGAACGATTAGATAGATATTACAATGAGATACACGTACGAGATAACTAAACCCGACGGACAATCTGACAAGATTGAGGCGATGAGCTACAAGAAGATGTTAAGTTCTTTGCAGACGAAACTGGCCCCAGGCGTCACGGTACAGATAAAATACCGAAACAAAAAAGGGCGAGAACTTGTCAAGAATGAGACAATTAAGGCAAAAAAAGACTAGATTGCCTTATTTCTGCCACAGTGTCGAGGGACAGGAGACAGGGCTCAGGTGACCGGGGACCCGCAAAAAGCTAGGTTTTACGCCAAAGTCACCCCGTCTATATGTTTTTAAAAAGTTAAAATTTGTAAAAGTGTACTTTTAATTTAGAGGTGACCAGGTGACGAGGTGACCTTTTGATAGGGGCCGCGCGGAAGGTTAGGATTGGATTTTTGATAAAAAATATTTTAAAAACATATATGCCCAGAACCAGGAAGAAATCTAAATATAAATATGCAACCATAGGTAATAAAAAATATTACTTCTATAAGATTGTTTGGGTCGATCCGTGCGGGGACAGCGGGCACGCAGAAGTGGACGAGATGAGAAAGTTACTACCAGCTACAATGGTATCTCAAGCCTACATCTTTGATAAGAATAGTAAGTATGTCTGGACATTCTCAAGTTATGATACTGAAGCTGCTGTGTTCTCTGATAGAAATTGTTTTCCTAGATCTATTATTAAGAAGATGGAAAAGATAACTCTATGATGAATCTTTTGGAGATTCTGGTTTTGACAGCACTCGTTCTTTTAATTCTTTTTCATCAACACCCTCAAGAATCGGAGAATACTCGTCAATTATTGTCTTCATTCGACTCTCTAGTTCTTCAGACGTTAGATCTTCGAGCTTACCTGTACGAATAATTTTTTGCTCAATATATAATCCAGCAGCCTTACCTCTAGCTACTTCTGCATTTACAGCAGCAGACCAAGCACCTTTGGCTAACGCTTGCTGTCGTATCTTGCCAAGTTCTGTTATGTGTTTCCCGTAGTCTACGTCGTACTTCTTTTGATATTCTTCTCTGATCTCACCAATATATTTAACAACCAATGGATACTTCTTTGGGTTACGTAGTTCAGATGCTCTAACGTATGCTGTGTCCTTGTCATAGCCAGCCTCTATTGCACATTCTGTAGGTGTCTTTCTACCTTCGTTTGTCACCAATAATTGGGCAAACTTTTGCTGCATTTCTGTCAATCTTTTTGGTACTCCCATATTTGACATTTAGAGTAAGATTAAGTAAAAGTCAATATGATCAGCGGAAAGATAATGGCAGAGCAGTTAGAGAAGTTCTTAAAAAGTCCAACCTGTCAGAATGCTAGAGTACAAGTTAAGTTACCACAAGGCGAGTTCCATTCACCCGATGGATATTTTGATATTATATCGATGAGTCTGATGGAAAATAATATACTTGGTTCTCGTGAGACGCATAGAATTGTGCTAGAGTTATCGACGACAGAGAGTTGGAGAATGGGTAAAGTTAAGAAGAAGTTGTAGTCCCATCTTACTCTGAATATCTTATGGGACCAGAGGCAAAATTTTACAATTATTTTAAGAAAAACACACCAGAAATAATCTATACAAGAATAGAAAATACTAGCAGTTTAGGTACGCCAGATGCTTTGTGTTACAACAAAAACCAGTTTTATTTTACACTTGAGTTTAAAGTAAGTAGAAGTAAAAAATTGTCCTTCTCAGCACACCAAATAGCCTGGCATATTAGACATCCAAAGAATAGTTTCATCTTAGCCAAGTCCCTTGCTTCCGGTGACATAAAACTTTATGAGGGTAAAAGAATCTTGGAGCTTGCTGCTCGTGGCTTGGAGCTTGATGCTTGTTGCTTGGGGCTTGAAGCTTGTCGCTTGAGGCTCTTGTCGCTCGGGGCTTGACGCTTGCGGCTTGTGGCTTGCTGCTTGAGTCCAGAAACATCGACAGAAAAATTATCGGCCACAAATTTTTTAGTGTTGGCCATAGGCTACATTCTTAACGGCAGGATCCCAGCAGGCCCTACAATCTCCGCATTCGTTTCCCTGTTGAGGGGCTGGACAAGATGGACCAGTTTTTACAACAGTTGAAGTATGCGGCCAGCTCGCAGGGGCCGGCTGATCAATCATCGGAGCTGAAAATCTTATTACAAGATTATCAGGCTTCATCACGAGGAAGGCTTTCACCCACGCCTCGCGCGTCGGCATCCAATGCTTCACAGAAGGTGTGAGTTTACACACGGCGAAGATCTTCATCAGGTGAGCTTCGTCCTGCACATCGCCGGAATCGTGCCACCTGAAAAATTTTGATTTCTTAGAATTAATTATAATAGCCATAGCCCCTGTCCATAATGGGTTTTGGATGGCTTCTAAACGTTTGTATTGTGCTTGCTGCACAACTTTAAAAACATAGCAGCCCTTCAGGGCATAACAATCGTAACAGACAGAGCCTGGAACTTTTTGTAACTTGCCGCCTGTTTTGCATTCTTTAGCTGGTAGACCGTAGGCCCATCCTGGCATCTTGGAAGGTTTACTCAAGCTTCCTGTAATCTGTAGTGCATCTCTAACTTTCATATCTCCTTTATAATCCTATTCACTCAATTGTCAAGCTTGTTGCTTGAAGCTTGTTGCTTGAAGCTTGGCCAAGAAGCCAGCCGCGTTATTTAACGGAGCCTGCTCCAGCTTACTTGACCCCAGATCCCGCGTTTTACCTTATCAGCTGACGGGATCAGGGCTCAAGTTTGGCCAAGTGAGGCTGTCCGGAATTAGTACACCCTCTCACTTGACCCGAAAGGACTACAGGATTTCTATCCCTGTAGTCCTAATTTAATATATATACACTTGACAATCATTTGTCAATAGGATAATCCTATTATTAACAGAAAGGTATATATGGCAAAAACAATGACAAAATATCAACTAGACCACTTCAAGTCTAAGGTGCGAAGAAACTTCAACCCTTTAATTGAAGAACAGGAACTGTTGGTAAAACAATATAGAGCTGAAGCAACCGAGAAGATAGTCGGTAAGTTAGCCAAGAAAATGGGCGCTGACAAAATACTCAACGAGTTCAGAAAGGCGGAAGCTCATTTAGAAAAAGTAAGGGACAAAGCCCGAACCTTCTTCAAGAAGAAGTCGCAACAAAACGAGAATACGAAAAGAGAATTTAATTCTTATCGTTTTGATACACACGCGGAAAGACTATCACTTTCAGATTGCGAAGAGCAACTGAAGGACTGGGCGCGAGAACTTGTTGATCGTGAAATAAGAAGAAGACCTGAAGGCTTGAAGCTTAAACAACTTGAAGACCTGAAGACAAGAGCAATAGATCAAGTTATGGAAAGCGGAACGCCTGAAGAGTTAATCAAGTCTCTTGATGCTACAACCAAGAAGATTGGTATTGCGTGGGTTGTGGATACTTCCAAAATAAAACAAATACAAAGTAATTAATACTTGACTTGGTATCCTACTATAAATAGGATACCAAGTAACAGAAAGGCAGAAATGATTAAACTAGGGACAAGAGGTATAATTAGTTATTATGCAAAAAAGTATGCGAAGTTTATAACGCGAGACTTTAAATGGGATAACAAGTGTAAGTTTGAAGATAGTTATATAATTTACTATGATGTATCACAGCAAGGATACAGACGAGCAAACAGACCGATTAAAATGTCGGAATATACAGTGCAATGAGTGTAGAGATGTTTGATTATATATTAATGGGCACAGTCGCAATAGTATTTGCGTGGTATTATTTATGGCCTTGACATATAATCTATAATGGGATAATATAGGACTATGAATACATTAATGATAATAGGACTGGTGATATGTGGAGCAGGTGCATTGTTATGGATAGTAAGCACAGCAATGGTAGCACACTACGACCAGAAGTTAGAAGCGTTAAACAGGAAACTACGAAAGGACGAAAGATGGCGGAACGAAAAATAAAAAGAGTTAACCCATTTTCTGGACAATCAGAAATGTTAACAGATGAAGAAGCAGTATTACACGACAGTGTAAAACAGGCAGAGCAAACAGGCGACTGGAATAAAATGCAAAAAGATTTAGATAAATTTAGTAGGTTAAATCCTAAAGCATATATGACTTTATTAGACTAACGCTAAACCCTAGGCCCCCTGCGGGGGCCTAGGGGTCCCAATACATTTCTAAAATAGTTTTTTATTTATAATATTAATTTGTATATAGACAAAAGGGGTCCCAAAACACACACTATATTGCTTGATTTAGAGATACATAGCCTGTAAATTCATTATGGGTTCCAAAATTAACCTGTAAAAATTTTGCAGAAAATTTTTTTGAAATGAAAATAGATCTAGAAAAGATAAAGAAATTACCACCAGACGTTCGTAAGGAGTTTATGAAAACCTTCTTACAGTTACAAGAGAAGAAAAAGATAGACAAAATTAAATCAGACTTTTTATCGTTTGTAAAACATATGTGGCCAGATTTTATTGAAGGCTACCACCATAAAATTATTGCAGAAAAATTTAACCAAATGGCAAACGGTGAGATCAAAAGACTAATTGTAAATATGCCACCAAGACATACTAAGTCAGAGTTCGCCAGTTCCCTGCTGCCAGCTTGGATGATCGGGAATAATCCAAAACTAAAAATTATACAAACCACCCACACCGGAGAACTAGCTATTCGGTTCGGGCGTAAAGCTAAAACTTTAATCGACTCACAAGAGTATCAAGAGGTATTTCAAACAAGGCTCAGGGAAGATTCGCAAGCTGCAGGTAAATGGGAAACAGCACAAGGCGGCGAGTATTTCGCATCAGGGGTCGGGGGTGCTATTACAGGTCGAGGCGCAGACTTATTAATCATCGACGATCCACACTCGGAGCAAGACGCAATGAACAGGCAAGCATTAGAGCGAGCCTACGAATGGTATACATCAGGACCACGACAACGTTTGCAACCGGGTGGACGAATCGTTTGTGTGATGACAAGATGGAATACAAAAGATCTAACCGGTATGTTAATGCAATCACAAAAAACATCTAAAGCAGATCAATGGCACGTAGTTGAGTTTCCTGCCATTATGCCATCAGGTAAACCGGTTTGGCCAGAGTATTGGAAGTTACCTGAGTTAGAAGGTGTGAAAGCATCACTATCTGTTGGTAAATGGAATGCACAGTGGATGCAAAACCCAACATCAGAAGAAGGTGCGATTATCAAAAGAGAATGGTGGCAGCCTTGGGAGAAAGATTATCTACCACCACTAAAGCACGTCATACAATCTTATGATACTGCGTTTATGAAAAAACAAACGGCAGACTTTTCTGCCATCACGACCTGGGGTGTGTTTCAGGATAACGAAGATACACCACATCAATTAATATTATTAGATGCGTATAAAGATAGATTAGAGTTTCCAGAACTTAGAAGACTTGCAAAAGAGCAATATGATTACTGGCAACCAGAAACTGTGTTGGTTGAAGCCAAAGCATCTGGTTTGCCTTTGACTCACGAATTAAGATCAATGGGTATACCCGTTGTCAATTACACGCCGTCTAAAGGTAATGATAAGCATACTCGTGTAAATTCTATTGCACCTTTATTTGAAAGTGGTATGATATGGGCTCCTACACACGAAAAGTTTGCACAAGAGGTGATTGAGGAGTGTGCAGCGTTTCCGTATGGAGATCACGACGACTTGGTTGACTCAATGACACAAGCCGTTATGCGCTTTAGACAGGGAGGTTTTATAGCTCACCCTGAAGATTACGAGGATGAAAAGCTACCTCCTAAAAAATACAGTTACTATTGGTAAATTATGTTACAATTATTAATTAGATTATTTGGAAAAGATTACGTTAACAGAGCCATTGGCACAAGAACGAACGTAAGTAAACCTATTCAATTAGATCAAAACAGTCCTTTCAAACTTTATTCAGATGACGCTTACGATAATCCAAAAGCAAGACAACTGATTGAAGATAAGATTGCAGAGTATGGTCCTTTCGCATTATCAAATAAAAATGCATCTGAAGTTGCTAACTTTGAGATGAACGCTAGAAGATTACTAGAAGCTAAAAATAAAGAGTTTGGTGTTACAGATAGATTAAAAGAAATTAAAACAGCAAAACCAAAACCTGAAGCTGATGTCATTGATATTGGCACAAAGAAAAAAGTTGATGAACAAGGACTTGGATCTTTGAGAGATGACTTTGGTTTACCAGAAGGCGTTGATCCAAAAAGTGAAAGAGGAAAACTTATGCAAGAATTACAACGTACAACAGCAGGTTCAAAAAAAGCTGAGTCGTTAGCAAAACAAGCTGTAGAAACTATGTTTGGTCCTTTAGGAAGAGGCGCACAGAAAGATGTAATGCAGGAAGGTAGAAGAAGAGCTGTTGTTAGACAGATTATGATTAAAGATAAAAGAATAGGTTTAACTGATAAAGAATTAGAAGATCTACAGTTCTCCAACGATTTACAACCAGGCACAGACGCTAAAGACCCACTAGAGCTTTTTGATAAATACTATACAAGAAACAATAATAAATTTGATGCACTTGATAATATTATAGATGGATCAAGATCTCCTGACGAAGCTGCAGAAGAGTTTATGAAAGAGTTTGATGGTTTTGATATTGTAGCTCCAGCTAAACCTAAACCTGCATCTTTAGACGATGAGGTTGATGAACTCGACGAGTTTTTAGATGACACTCCAAGAGATGACAAAGCTAAAGGTGGCCTAGCAGATATATTAGGAGTCTAATGAAAATCCACGAATACAATGAGATGATGGCTCACTTAACTAGACGTCGTTCGATGTCTAATGGTGGTTTTATTAAAAGAGAAAAGTTTGCAAATGGATCTAAATTAGATAACGAAACATTTATTGAGCTTTATAAAAATTTTACAGGGACCGATCAAGAGTTTGCAAATTTTTTAGATGAACAGGGATATGTTTTAAGAGGTGGTAAAAAACCTACAGCTGATTCTGTTGAAATGAGAAGAGCTAGATTAGGGATAAAATCAAAAAGTCCTATTAAATTTTATTTGTCAGATAAGGAAATTTTAAAAGAAGCAAAAAGATTAAAGGTAGACACTAAAAATTTATCAAAAGAAGAAATAAGAAGATTAACACTACAACGAAGAGGAGATGAGGTAAGAAAAAAAAGATTACAAACAGATCCTGAATTTGTAGAATATAGACGAAACATTGCCAGAAAAGTTGCAGAGGATATTAAAAAAGATCCCGTAAGATTAGCCAGAAAAAAAGAAATGACTGCTGCTAGACAAAGCAAAAGAATATTTGGTTTGGTTCCTACAGAAAAAACTCCAAAAGGTTTGTTATATAGAGATTTAATAGAGAATGCTCTTCGTTATCAAGATAATAAATTACCAACGTCACACATACAATTTTTAAATCCAAAAAATACTAGACCAAAAAGCATTCCCGAAACCTTAAAAACAAAATTAATTGATACGAATGTTTTAGATAAAAAAGGTAAACCAAAAGTTATTACCTACGATAATGTACTAAAACATATTGACGATAATAAAAAATTATATGGCACAGATTCTAAATCAACTTTAAAAGAATATGAGAAAAAACGTTTCATTCAAGAAAACCCTGATTTAAGAGATAAATTTAATAAAAAATTAAATAAAACATACGATCCTACAAGTGCCACTAAAAGAAATGTATTTTCACCTTTTCACATTCATCACACTGCAGGCAGAGGACAGAATGCGTTTAATGTGCAATTTGCAACTGCTAGTGATAATATGAAAGAAAATGCTTTAAGAAGAGTATTTGATACAGATTTTAAAGTTGCAAAAAATTTATCTGATAAGAAAAAAGTTATTAAAAAATATTTAGACGCTGTTCCAGAAACATTAGAAGTAAGATTAAAAAATACGCCTTATGGCACTAGAGAGACATTAGTAGATATGACTAAAAGAGTTGCTCCAGATGTTTTTGAAGAACAGCCTAGAGCAATGAAGGAACTTATGAAGAGAGCTGGAGCTAATTTAGATCCAGCGCTTGCGGTTAAAGCTGCAGGTGAGGAAATTACAAGATCTCCTGCCGCTAGAAACTTGTTTAGTAGTGCAGGTAAAATAGCTCTTGGTGAATTAGGTTTTGCAGGACCATCTGTTGTTCTTGATACGTATGCAGGATTAACACCATCAGAGATGGCACTTAACGTTGCAACGTTTGGTTTTGGAACACCAATAAAAGACTCAGTGCAAAAAAGAAAATACATAGCTGATGCAGGTTTCGGCTCTGATTACTCTTCTGCCTTGCAAAAAAGAAAAAACTTAAAAACAGCTCCTGAAGATGCTGTGGGTCAATTAACAGAAAAAGAAAAACAAGCAATATTTTTAGCTAACGCATTTGATGCAGGTCTAGATTTACAAAGAGCAGAACGAGCTGCAGATTATCAACAAAGACAACAAAATCAGTTAAAAAGAGGAGAGCTTGAAATACCAGATTACACAGATGTGCCAGAGGCAACTACAAGTATTCAACCTGAGTTTCAAGAAGAAACAACGGAAACTAGATCTTTACCTTTTGGCCTAGACAGACTATTACCTTTTGATGACGAAGATGAAATTATATGATAAAACAAACTAAACTAACAACAGGCGCACCACCTAAAAGAGGACCTAATCCGCAAGGGTTGAATCTTCCACCTAAAAAGGTTACAGTGGTCCGATTGGAGAAAACAAATGGCAGACGTAGACAAAGCTCTTCCAAACGTTGAGCAAACTATTACGATACCCAATGAAGAGGGTCTAAAAGTAGAATTAGAACAAACAGAAAAAAAACCACAAGCACCCGTTGAAGTACAAGAGAATCAAGATGGCAGTGTTGATATAAATTTTGATCCATCAAAAGTTAATATGGAACAAGGTAAAGATCATTTTGCAAATTTAGCAGAATTATTACCTGATGATGTTCTTGACCCTATTGGTCAAGAGTTAGCTGCAAACTATGAAGATTATAAATCTTCTAGAAAAGATTGGGAGAGATCTTATACACAAGGTTTAGATTTATTGGGATTTAAATACGAAAGTAAAACAGAACCCTTTAAAGGTGCATCAGGTGCAACACACCCCGTATTAGCAGAAGCCGTTACACAATTTCAATCTTTAGCTTACAAAGAATTATTACCATCAGGTGGTCCAGTTAGAACACAGATTATTGGAATGCCAACACCAGATAAAGAACAACAAGCATTACGTGTAAAAGATTTTATGAATTATACGATTATGTCAGAGATGAAAGAATACGAAGCTGAGTTTGATCAAATGTTATTTTATTTACCATTATCAGGATCTGCATTTAAAAAAGTTTATTATGATTCTGTTATGGGTAGAGCTGTTTCTAAATTTGTACCGGCAGATGATTTAGTAGTGCCTTACACAGCAACATCATTAGAAGATGCAGATGCAATCATACACACAATAAAAATTTCTGAAAACGAATTAAGAAAACAACAAGTGGGTGGTTTTTATCGAGATATAGAATTAAATCCTGCTTATATGAATGAGTCTGAAACAGATAAAAAAGAAAGAGAACTTGACGGCACAAGAAAAGGTAAAGATCAAAAGATGTATACTTTATTAGAGTGTCACGTTAATTTAGACATTGATGGTTTTAACGATGCCAATGCTGATGGGACACCGACAGGAATTAAACTTCCATACATTGTAACCATAGAAGAATCATCAAAAGAAGTATTATCAATAAGAAGAAACTACGAAATCGGTGACATAACTAAAAGTAAAATTAGTTACTTTGTTCACTTTAAATTTTTACCCGGTCTTGGTTTTTATGGTTTTGGTTTAATCCATATGATAGGTGGATTATCTAGAACTGCAACATCAGCACTAAGATCACTACTAGACGCAGGGACATTATCTAATTTACCTGCAGGATTTAAAATGCGTGGTATCAAAATGAGAGATGAGTCACAGTCAATTCAACCTGGAGAATTTAGAGATGTAGATGCTCCTGGTGGAAATTTAAGAGATGCATTTATGACTTTACCTTTTAAAGAACCATCGCAAACTTTATTAGCACTTATGGGCGTCGTAGTACAAGCAGGTCAAAGATTCGCTTCAATAGCAGACTTGCAGGTAGGTGAGGGTAATCAATCAGCAGCTGTGGGTACGACAGTAGCTATGCTGGAAAGAGGAAGCAGAACAATGTCTGCCATACATAAAAGATTGTATGCTTCAATGAAAAAAGAATTTAGTTTATTATCAAGAGTTTTCAAATTATATCTACCTCCAATCTACCCCTATGATGTTGTCGGAGGCCAGAGGCAGGTAAAACAATTAGACTTCGATGACAGAGTAGATATATTGCCAGTTGCAGATCCTAATATCTTTTCTCAGACACAAAGGATCTCCCTCGCACAGACAGAAATGCAACTGGCTGCCTCTAATCCAGCCATTCATAATCAATACGAAGTGTATAGAAATATGTATGAAGCGTTAGGTGTGAAAGATATTGATTTAATTTTAAAAAAACCATTACCACCAACACCAAAAGATCCAGCATTAGAACATATTGATGCGCTAGGTGGTAAACCGTTTCAAGCCTTTCCTGGTCAAGACCATCAAGCACACATCACAGCGCATTTAAATTTTTTACAAACCAATATGGTAAGAAATGCACCTATGGTTGGTGCTGCAATACAAAAAAATATACTTGAACATATAAGTTTAATGGCACAAGAACAGATAGAATTAGAATTTAGAGAAGAATTACCTAGATTAGCAATGATGATGCAACAATCTATGACAAATCCACAGATGCAAGCAGAAGTAATGGCACTTCAACAACGAATTGAAAGTAGAAAAGCAGTGTTAATATCGGAGATGACAGAAGAATATATGAAAGAAGAAACAAGAATTACTTCTAAATTTGGAAATGACCCGATTGCAATGCTTAGAGCAAGAGAATTAGACCTACAAGCACAAGAAAATACTAGAAAAAGACAAGAAGGTGAAGAAAGAATCAATCTTGACCGTATGAGAGCTATGTTAAACAAAGATACACAAGAAGAAAAGCTTGAACAAAACGAAAAACTAGCAAATTTACGTGCTGATACGTCTATTGAGAAAACAATCTTACAAAACGAGTTAAAAAAGGAGTAATTTATGGCGTGGTTTAGTTTAGCAAAGATAGCAATGCAAGCAGGAGCTAAAATATATTCAAATAGACAAAAAACTAAGATGGCTATGTCTGATGCACAGTTAATGCACGCAGAAAAGATGGCCCGAGGAGAAGAATCTTACCAGGGCAAACTCTTAGAGGCCCGTCAAAACGATTATAAAGATGAATTTGTCCTCGTTATAATTTCGGCCCCTATCGTGGTGTTAATGTGGGCAGTTATGTCGGACGATCCGACTGCTATGGAGAAGGTAAAGTTGTTCTTCGAATACTTTCACGAGCTTCCAAAATGGTTTACCAATTTATGGGTGCTTGTAGTTGCCAGTATTTTTGGTATAAAGGGTACACAAATATTTAGAAACGGAGGAAAAAAATAATGAGAAACGATTACGGTAAAAGAAATATGAAAATGGGCGGCGGTATGATGAAAAAAAGAACTATGCTCAAAAAAGGCACTAAATTAAAAATGGTGACTAATAAAAAAGGTGAGAAAGTTCCTTTTTATGCTGCTGACGGTGTTGGTAAAATGAAGATGGGTGGCAGAGTTAAAAAAATGGGTGGCGGCTCTATGATGATGATGAAAAAAAGAGAAGCTATGAAAAAAGGTTCTATACCACCACAACTTAAAAAATTCGTAATGGCTAAAAAGAAAAAAGCCAAAATGAAGAAGAAAAAATAATGGCTGGTAAAGGTCTGTATGCAAACATTCACGCTAAAAGAAAGCGTGGAGGTAAAATGAGAAAAAAAGGTGCAAAAGGTGCACCTACAGCAGCTAATTTTAAACGAGCTAAACAAACAGCAAAGGCTTAATTATGACTAAACTTTGTCCTAGAGGTAAAGCAGCAGCGAAAAGAAAATTCGCCGTGTACCCAAGCGCATATGCAAATGCCTACGCATCTAAAATATGTGCAGGAAAAATTAAAGATCCTTCTGGTGTAAAAAGAAAAGACTTCAGAGGTAAAAAAGCAGAGGGTGGTCTTATGGAAGCTACTGCAAGATTAAAAAGACAAGGTCTTAAAGACGGTGGCTGTATACAAGTAAAAGGATTTGGCAAGGCACGAAGACCAAATAAATAAAATGGCAAAGAACGGTTTAGACAAATGGTTCAAACAAAAATGGGTAGATATTGGGAGCAAGCGAAAAGATGGTTCTTTCTCAAAGTGTGGCCGTTCAAAACAGAAAGCGGACGCGAAACGGAAGTATCCAAAATGCGTGCCTCTAGCGAAAGCGAGAAGAATGTCAGAGGGTCAGAGAAGATCTGCCGTTGCCAGGAAACGGGCAGCTGCCAATGTGGGACCTAAACCAACTAACGTAAAAACATTTACATCAAGAAAGAAAGCAGAGGATGGCGGTATGGCTATGGTTAGAGAAGCTCAAAGAAATTATACGGGCACACATATCAAAGGTGATTTAGGTGGTGTAAAAGTTGGCAATAAAAGCTATCAAAAATATTATAAAGGTATGGTGTAGTGAGAAGCTATTACTCAAAAGGTACTATGCCAGCGAGAAACAAAAAGAACTTTAGACCTACAAAGTCTGGAGCAGGTATGACTCAAGCCGGTGTCAAAGCCTATAGAAGATTAAATCCCGGTTCTAAACTAAAAACAGCCGTGACAGGAAAAGTGAAGCCTGGATCAAAAGCTGCTAATCGCAGAAAGTCATACTGCGCTAGATCACTAGGACAAATGAAAAAATTCCCTAAAGCAGCGAAAGATCCAAACTCACGTCTACGTCAGGCAAGAAGGAGATGGAAATGTTAAAGAAAAAAAGAACAATTAAAAAAGTAATTAAAGGTTTGAACAAAGCCTCTAAACTACACGCTGGTCAAGCTAAAATGTTAAAGGGAGTTATCAATGGTAAAAAAACTAAAAAAAGTAGCTAAGGCTTTAAATAAGGCTTCTAAGCTACACAAGAAACAATCTAAAATTATTAAAAAGCATATTAAGGAGATGAAACGTGGCAGATCCTAAAGTAGGCACTGGTAAAAAACCAAAAGGTTCAGATAGAAGATTGTATACAGATGAGAATCCTAGAGATACAGTTAAAATAAAATTTGCAACGCCTGCAGATGCCAGAGCAACTGTTGCAAAAGTTAAAAAAATAAACAAACCTTTTGCAAGAAAAATACAGATCTTAACTGTAATGGAGCAAAGAGCAAAAGTTATGGGTAAGAATAAAGTTGTACAAATAGCAAAGAAAGGAAAAGATGCAATCAGACAAACTAAACGCGCTTAAAAAAAGATATGAAGCGCAAATTGCAGAATCCGTTGCTACGTTAAATATCTATGTTAGAAACTCCGTGGGCATAGGTGAACATCCACAACACTTGGATGAAATGGATAAACTTCTACAAGTTATTGTAGATGCGGAAGAAAAAATAAAGGTGATAGAAAGATGGACGGATTAGTAATTGTATCAAAAATACAAAAAATATTAAAAGATAGACTTCAAGCTGTTGGGGATACTATGATTACAGGTGGGGTTGACAATATGGAAAAATATCAATATATGTTAGGACAGGCACGTACATATCAGTACTTGTTACAGGAAATCTCTAACCTGCTAGAAAATAAGGAGCAAAAAGATGAGCAAGGAAATGTTATCGACATCGGAAAAGGAAATACCAAAGCATAAAAACGCTTTGGAGGAAAAATACAAATCACAAGAAGAAAAAGAACCTTTAAATCCAGATAGTATAAAAGCTGTTACAGACCAGTTGCCTGAGCCAAGTGGCTGGAGACTTTTAGTTTTACCTTTTACACCAAAAGAAAAAACTAAAGGTGGAATAATTATTGCGCAAGAATCACTAGAAAAATTACGAATAGCTACAAATTGTGGTTATGTAATAAAGATGGGACCGTTGGCCTATCACGATAAAGAAAAATTTCCAACAGGACCGTGGTGCAAAAAAGGACAATGGGTTATTTTTGCAAGATACGCAGGATCAAGATTACCCATTGAAGGTGGAGAAGTCCGTTTATTAAACGATGATGAAGTTTTAGGAACCATAGAAAATCCTGAATCTGTTCTTCACCACATATAATCAATAAGGAGAAACTATGCCAGAAACTAGAAAATACGAAACAAACGAAATGGTAGACATAGATAATTCAGGACCTGAAGTAGATGTGACTTTACCAGAAGAGAAAAAACAAGAGGAGGTTCAAAATGAAGAGCCTTCAGATTCGAATAAAGTTATTGTTGAGGAAGTTAAAGAAGATATTAAAGAGCCTGAGCAACAACCAGAACAAAAAACAGAAGAGCCTGTTAAAGAAGACAAAGTTCAAGAAGATAAAAGTGTTGAGGATAAGAAAGAATTAGAAGATTACAGCGAAGGCGTTAAAAGAAGAATTGCTAAACTAACTAAAAAAATGCGTGAAGCAGAAAGACAAAAAGAAGCTGCTTTAGAGTACGCAAAAGGAGTTAAAGCAGAAGCTGATAAAACTAAAACTAAATTAACGACTATGGAACCAAGCTATATGTCTGCTATGGAAAATAGAGTTACTTCTGGTTTAGAGGCAGCGGCGGCTAAACTTGCAAAAGCAAGAGAAGCTGGAGATTTAACAGCTGAAATCCAAGCACAAAAAGAAATAGCAAGATTGGGTTTAGAAGAAGCTAGAGTTGAAATGATGAAGAAAAAAGTTGAAGCTGAAAGCAAACAAAAACCAGTTAAGCAGCCGACTCTTGAAGACGCTATAAAACCTCAAACTGCACCATCAGATCCAAGAGCTAATGAATGGGCAGAAAAGAATCTTTGGTTTGGTACAGACAGCGCTATGACTTATACAGCGTTTGATTTGCACGACAAACTAACTAAAGAAGAGGGTATGGACCCCTCCACTGATGAATATTATGCGGAGATTGATAGAAGAATGCGTATTGACTTTCCACATAAATTTGCTAAAAGTGAAGATAAGGTGACGACCAAGCCGACACAAACAGTAGCTTCAGCGAAGCGAAGTGTAAACCCGGGTCGCAAAACAGTGAGACTCACACCCTCACAAGTTACAATCGCTAAAAAATTAGGTGTGCCACTAGAAGAATATGCGAAACAATTAA